TAGGACTGGACCGAGCGGACGCCTGTGTCACCGCTGGCTAGGTCAACCTGCTTGATGAGGCCGATAGCCATAGCCGCTGCTCCCACAACCGTGCCCGCGACCTTAGAGCCAGTGCCGGATTGGTTGGTGTAGGTCAAGATGATCGACGGGGCGGTGGCTGTATTGGCCGTGTAGCACTCGATCCAAAGCTCGGTGCCCGCTCCGTTGGCGTCGGGTCGGGAGACCGTAAAGCCGGTGAAGGAACCAGAGGTGGAGGCAGCCGTGATGCCCGCGCAGTGAACCAGGCGGTCGTACAGGATCAGGGTACCGGGGACGCTGGATGATGCGGCCAGCTTGGAGATGTAGGACAGCATGCCGCCGGTCGGGTTGACGAACGACATCGCGCCAGCCAGGGTCTTGTCAGGGACAGCAGCCGTAAGACCGCCCGCCGGAGTGATACCCGCGCCGGGATTGCCGGTCGCCGTCCACAGCGAGATGATGTCTCCCGCTGCGAACGTGCCTGCCATCGCCGATTTGACAAGCGCCTCGGTCTGACCGGGGGATGCCGCCACGAGTCCGTCTAGTGTGGTGATGGCCATTACTGCTCCTATGCTTCGTCGTAAGTGATCGTGATGTTCGGAAGCGCTGTGGTCAGACCGCCGCCGGAGACATAGTTGGTGCCGTCAACCGCTGCCACGATCTGGAGATACTTGCCCGACTTCGCCGCGTTGGTCGCTGCGCCACCGGTCGCGTCCACAACCTGGGGGGAAGTGGTCATCGCCGTGTAGTTGGTCGGTGCTGTGCCAGCCGTGATCGCGTCGTCAGCCGGGTAGTTGCCAGCCGCCGTGCCCTGCGTGCCGTTGTTCTGCGTGTACGTCGCCTGCCCGCCAGTGAAGAAGTGGAGGGTCAGACCAGCCGTCGCGGAGCTAGCCATCGAGAGCTTGATGTTGGAGAGGGTCGTCGATCCACCGCCGGAGTTCACATACAAGCTGCCGTAGCGGATGTAGCTGAACTTACGCGCGCCTGCGCCTGGGATGGTGATGGGGGTCGTGGTGTCGTTGTAGGCGTCCAAGCGGGAGAACGAGACCGTGCCGGTGGCGACTGTCACATCGTGGCTCGTCGGGCCTGCGCCGTCCCACACTCGGAATTGGGTTACTGCGGCCATGCTAGTTCCTTTCGAGCAATGAGTGCTCTAGGTCAAGTGTCCAGTCCTGCTTGTTCAGATCGGCTCCGGTGGACTGCTGGATGAAAGCCGATAGTTCGTTGCGGAAGAGACTCAATTCGAGTTCCTTCTGCGCGATCAGTTGCATGCGGGCTGAGATGCCCTGCCGCACTTCGGGGGATAATTTGATTAGCTTCCGGGCTGCCATACACCACTCCTGTAAACCCAGACGCCAGCCGCTGCGTTGTTAGCTCCGCTGCGCCGCACGTCAACTTCTGTGGGGGTCCAAACACCAGAGCGGTACACGTTCCCGCCTGCGAGAATGTAGGTGGCATAGGCTGCCACTGCGCCAGAGGGACTCTCAGCCGAGTGGCCGGAGAATGAGGCCGGGGAGCCAGTCACGCCGCCGCGCCATTCCGCGTTCGGGCTGTGGTCGCCGCCGTTGTAGGCCCAGTAGGTATTGGTGGCATCGTTGTTCTGCCAGCCGATATAGATACTGGTGCCGCCTGCGATGTACTTCGGGGTGGTGAAGGTGTCCGTATGGAACTGCCCGTCGCCACCAGGACCGGTACCGTTCTGTGCGCCACCAGAGGTGTTGACCCCGACGCCGTTCGCCAGCACCGTGCCACCGCTGTCCCAGATGACGCCCCAGATGTAACCGCTGGTCGTGGTCGCTGCCCAGAAGGAGACCGACTGGAATAGACCCCCGCCCGCTGGGACGGTGAACAGCATGCCGACTTGCTTCTGGCTGCCGAGGATGTAGCCGTGCGTACCGCTGTTCGGGGTAGCGGTCTTACCTAGTGTTGGCATGGTCTATGCCTTGACCCAGATGTCGCCCTCGTTAGGACTGGAGGGGGTCGAGGTGCCGACGTAAATCTGCCTGCCCACGGTGCCTGTGGTGGCGACCATGATCGGGTAGTTGTGTGTGCCGGAGGCGTCCTGGAGGTTGCCCGTAACCTGGAGCGTGCCAGTGATGGTGACGTTGCTGGAGAAGGCACCAGTGGTCGCGCCGGTCAGAGCGCCGCCCATAGCCACCGAGGTAGCGCCGGAGATGCCGCCGGACAGTACCAGCGATCCAGCCGAGACTGCACCGGAGAAGCCGCCTGTGGTGGCTCCCGATAGCGCGCCCGACATGCCGAGGGTAGTGACACCAGAGATCGACCCTGCGATGGTCAGACCGCCCGCGTTGACCTGGTTGCCGTTCGAGTCGATGTTGAAGGCGTTGGTGGTGTTATCGGTCTTGTAGCCCTTGAGCAGGACCCCAAAGCCATCACCCTTGAGGATGAGAGTCGGGGTCGAGCCGGAGCCGGGACGGAAGTTGAGGGCGACTGCCTGGTCGTTCATGACCCCGGTGAGGAGGTCTTTGTAGTCATTCCACCAGGCGCGGCCTACCAGGAACGGTGCCCCAGTGCCGTCGCCTCTTGTGGTGAGGGCCATGTATTGCTCCTAGCTCAGGGTGAGAGCGATGTCTATTTCCACGTCCACACCAGCCGTATGGTTGTAGCCGAGGGTCAGATGGTTGTGGAGGTTGCCAGCGCCGACCGCTGCGTTCTCGGAGGTTCCCAGCGACTCCCAGCGACCGACGGCCTGCGCCCCGGTGAGGAAGAACTGCATGGTGCCGTTGCCGGTGCCCGAACTGTAGAAGCCCGTGGACCGGAGGCGAGCGCCAGGGAAGTTCACGGAGTCGTACTGGAACTCGGATTGGATGGAGGCCAGAGTGTCAGCGCCACGAACCGCGCGGCAGCAGTTGTCGCCGGAGGTGTGGGCCTTGGTGGTGGCCGAGACGGTGTAGGTGTACGGGCCAGAGCCGGATACGGCGGAGAAGGCGATTGTCTCCTCGTTGGCTGTTCCGACTCCGAGCACGATCTGGGTATCACCCGCGTTGTCGATCCTCGCGTTCATGACCACCGAAGTGACCAGGGTGCCGTAGGATGCGTTGAGGGTCGCCGACTTGTTGTCGAGCATGAGGTAGACAGGCTGCGCGTAGGTGCCGCCGAAGGCCGAGGCCAGAGCAGTCAGTCCGTAGGAGGTGATGATGTTGCGCTTCCGCCACACCTCAACGATCCCACCGGGCCTATGCTCGCGGATGGTCCAGATCGTGCTCCCCTTGACCGGATCATCGGCAAAGTCAATGCGATGTAGTCCCATGTGGTCTCCTAAGTGGTGATGGTGAAGAAGCCGCTGTAGGCGTCGGCCCCGTCCACAACCGCAGTGGCTCGGCTGTAGTAGACCCCGCTGGCTCCGGTCTTCTTGGTGAAGACGATGGCTCCGTTGGCGGTGTGCCCGACTAGCTGGGCCTGGACCACCTGGGTGTCTGTCTCGTTGTCCAGCGTCGTGGTGGCGGTCTTGCGGACTGCGGCCATGATGATGTCCACGTTGTCCCAGTTCCAGGCACCGAGATCGACAGTGTACTCGAAGAAGCCAGAACCCATCGAGACCATAGAGACCTTCTGGACCAGGTAGCTGACGGCGGTCAGGTTCCGAAGACCGTTGGTGATGGAGAGCAGCATACCGGCCTGTATTCCCCCCGACCAGAGCACGACCTGGGCCGATACCAGCCCGTAGGACTGCTGGGCCAGGAGGGATCGGGAGCGGGAGATGGCGGTGTTGGAGTCGAGGACAGTCTGGTCGTCGAGCTTGGAGTCGTAGTACGCGCCGTAGAAGTTGTTGCTGGACTTGTCGGAGATGACGATGACCAGCGGCGTCTCATAGCGGTAGTTGAAGTCAAGCTGGGTCAGGCCGGTGCCGGGGGCGGTATTGAAGGTCAGGGTCTTGGCCGTAGCGTTGACCAGCACCTCAGCGGTGCCGCCGTCCGCGATCAGCTTGCCGGTCGAGCCGGTGTCGAATGGACTGCCCTTGACCAGGGTGACGCCGTTCTTGATGATCGTGTAGGGTCCTGCGGTCAGGTCGTGTGGGTAGTAGGCGCAGGAGAACACCTTGTTGGTCGCGGTGGTCTGTGCGCGGAGGTCCTGTGTAAAGTCGGGGGAGACGTTCTTGCCCCCGTAGAAGTAGACCCGGTTGATGATCGCGTTGTCGTCACACTTGTAGGCCAGGAAGTCGTACTCGCGTAGTGTGATGAAGTCGGGGTTGTCCGAGAGGTTGAAAGGTGCGGTCGTCGCGCTGGTGGGCGAAGCGTAGTGCATCTTCTTGTCGGGGGTGACCCAGACCATGAACCCGGTGACCGCTCCGATTGACTGTATGGCCATCATCACCGACTGCGCTCGGACGAACCGAGTGGGGAACGTAACCGAGGCTGCTGCGGGAAGGGCTGTCTGGTCGATCCACGGTGCGTACTTGGTGAGGATGTCCTTGATTATGAAGATGTCAGACTTGGCTAGGTAGACCTCGTTGACCATGATCCGGTCCAGGGACTGGAAGTAGTCGTGGCAGCTAATCTTGGTCTTGACAACCAGGGGGAGAGAGGCGTCCTCGAACAGTGTAGCGTAGCCCCCGAAGATTTTCGTGCCCGTCGCGTCGGTGACGGTGACCTCACCCTGCCGGATTAGCTTGGCTGCGTTGGCCATCGCGCCGTAGTGGGCTGAGATGCGGGTACCGACCAGGGTCGTGGGGTAGTCCACAACCTCGTCGATGTCCATGTTGTTGGCGATGTCACCGTTGCTGGTATGCCCGATGTGGGCGAGGCCGGTTGGTGTGGTCGCCCCGTAGAGCGCCGTTGCCACAGCTACAGAGTTGATGTAGAAGGTGACAATCCCGTCGTTGCCCCACCGGACTGCGACGTGGGTCCAAACTCCGAGCGGCACGGTGACTGGAGAGCTTGGTACGATCCAACCGTAATTGGTGCGCCCGATGATCTTCTGGCCAGCCGCCGACCAGTCCGCGCCGTTGCCTATGCCGAAGCCATAGCCGTCCGTTGCGTAGGTGCCGTTATACTTGACCGGACCAGTTGCGTTTGCTGCGATTAGATAGATCAGGGCTTCTTGGGTGACGCCGACATTCTCGCCGCTGACCCAGGTCGAGGCTGCTGCTGCCTTCTCCACCTGGAGGCCGTCCATGTAGACCGTTATGGCCTGTGCGCCTGCTCCCGTATCCCAGCGCAGCCCGATGGCCGTGGCGACGATTGGGTTAGGCATGGTGACCGTGACCGTGTAGCGGGTCCAGGTCGTGGAGAGGGTGATGTTACCGACCGAGCCGATAGCACCAGCCGAGGATTCGCAGTAGAAGCGAACCGTGGGGGTGCCGGTGCTGGCCTTGAGGTAGGCCGAGATCGTGTACTGCTGCGCAGCGACGAACCGGGCTGCCGGGATCGGGGCGTAGATGTACTGGAAGCCGCCGGAGCCGTCGGTGATGACCTTGACCGCAGCGGCATTGAACTGGTGGTCAGATGTTACGCGGGTGACCGAGCCAGAGCCGCCCACTCCCCAGGAGAAGTCAGCCGTGCTCAACTCAACGTCGGACTGGTTGTAGGAGGCGATGTTCTTGCCGCCGTCGCCAATCGTGACTGCGAGAGGAGCGGTGGCGTAGGCTGCCCCATCGGGTGCCCAGGCCGGGTCCTTATCCCCGACTCCGCCCGCGATTAGCCGGAGGGGTCCGCTGGCCACGGTGCCGTTGTAGCCGTTACCGCTGGTATCCTGGACTACCATCTCCTGGTTCAGGCGGTAGTAGCTCTTTGGCAGGTCCGACATGACGACCTGGCCGTAGGTTGCGGGGAGAGATTGCCCTGCGCCCAGCGCTGTGTTGATGGGTCCAAGGTCGGCTATGAACTCAGCGGTCCCCGTGGACCCAACACCCTGCGCGCCCGTCCCGGCACCCTGCCCAAGGACGGACTCGACGGTGATGGTGTCTTCATCCACGAGGTTGCTGATGTCCTGACCACCTAGAGTTACGATCAGGCCCATGCTTTACCTCGCGTATCTTGAGCCGCCGACCATCGTAAGCTGTCTGCTCTGGAGGTCGAGGGCATACTCTGCGATCTGCTTCCCGTCAAGGTTGATCGGGATTTGTACGACGCCGACCCCAAGGGCCGCGCCGGAAGAGGCTGTACCGGAGATGCTGGGGGTCATCACACCCTTGCCCAGAGCAGATGCGACAGTGCCGATCTTGCCGGTGATAAGAGGGAGGTGATCCGCGATGCCTGCCGCGTACATCTTCATCATGTTCGGCATATAGGTGTCCGAATCAGACAGCGGGCCTTCGGGTGGCGGAGAGTGGAAGCCGAGGATGGCCTTCACCTTGTTGGCGATGCCCTGTGCCTGCGCGATAACCGCACCGGCTGCGCCAGCGATACCGTTGGCTAACATATGCACCGCGTTGGCACCGGCTCCGAGCAGGGCACCACCGAGGGAGTTGATGACCCCCATGATGCCGTTCTTGATGCCGTTAGCCGCACCAGTCGCGCCTCCGACCGCACCCTGGATGATGCTGACGAAGTGACTCCAGGCAGCGGATGCCGCACCGGAGACCGCGCTCCAGGCGGCGGAGAGCACGCTCTTGATCGCGTTGGCGACGTTGGACACCACGCCCTGTGCCGTCGTGAGCGCGCTGTGAATCGCGGTGCCGACTGCGTTGAAGGCGTTGCCCGCTGTGGTGCGGATACTGTTCCAGGTCGAGGAGAGGAAGCTCGTTATCGAGTTCCAGATGGAGACTACGAAGGCGTGAGCGCTGGTGAACGCTGACTTGATGGCGTCAACCAGGTCCTTGAAGTAGTAGTTGTGATTGTACATCCACTCGAAGAAGCCGACGATGGCTTTGATCGAGTTGTTCACCAGGTCCTCAACGAACTTCATGCCGGACTGGATCGCAGACCCTATGCTGCTCATGAACCCGCCGACTGCGCTGGTGATGTTGTTCCATATCTCGGTTGTCTTGTTCTGAACCGCTGTCCATGCAGCCGAGACGACTCCAGGGATCGACGAGAAGAATGTACCGAGGGCCGAGAAGATTTGCCCGACAATGGTCCCGAAGGCGGCGAACCATTGGATCGCGTTGCGGACGATGAAGACCACAGCCGTGATGACGCCGATGATGATGAGGATGGCAGCCACCAGGACGACTCCGATGATGACCGCGACTGCGACCAGCACAACCTTGAGCACTTCCCAGACGGGGGCTAGCAGCTTCAGGTTGTTCCAGAGGAGCATCACCTGATCCTTCAGCATGCCGAAAGCCTGCTGGATGATCTTGACGGCTCCGTTGAAGATGTCCATGACCGTCTTGTTGTTCTCGATGGCCGTCTTGAGAACCAGGAAGACCGCTATGACAGCAGCCACAATCCCCAGGAAGATGAGCACTGGACCGACGGCGGCTGTGATGGCCGCGCTGAACAGAGTCCAGACGATGACGGCAGCACCGATGATGGTGGCGATACCGAGGACGACTATCCCAACCAACAGCCAGACCGCCATGTTGTTGTGTACCGCGTCTGATGCTGTGTTGAAGCTGTGGAAGAGTTGCTGCACCTTGTCGATCACGGCTGCCAGCGGACCCAGGATCGGCGCACCCAGGAACTTGAGGGAGTCCTGGATCGTGGTGCCCAACTGCGTCCACTTCGCGGCTGCGGTATTGAGGACTTCGTTGGCCTTTTCGAGGGCCGTGGTGTGGTTCCTGATCTTATCCAGGGCGTCGAGCTTGTTGATGGTCTCCACGAAGTTGGCGAAGAACTCACGCGCGTCGCGTCCTGACCTGATGTTGAACAGGTTGGCGATGGCCTGGTTGCGGTCCTTCTCACTGAGCCGGGAGAGAGCCGGTCCCAGAAGTTCGATAGACTGTGTGAGACCGATGAAGTTCCCGTTCTGATCGTAGGCCGAGACACCGAGAGCCTTTAGCTCTGCCGCCGCCTTGCTTGTGGGGGATGCTAGGTTGGTCAGGTAGTACTGGAGGGAAGACGCGCCCTGAGAGCCTTTGAGACCCGACTGACCTAGCAGGGCCAGGACATCGGATAGCTCGCCGAAGGGGACGTGTAGCTGGTGCGCCGCTGGGCCGACCATGTTCATGGCCTGCTGTAGGTTGGCGACCGTCTTCTGGCCGTTGTAGAATGCGAAGGTCAGGTCGTTGGAGAACTGGGTCGCCTGGCTGGCGTCTGCCCCGTACATCTCCATCGCGGAGGCCAGAAGGTTGAAGGCCGGGACGGTCTCGACCCGCATCGCCTCGCCCATGTAGACGCCCGCTTGACCCATCCCGTTCATGATCTGGGTGGCGTTGAATCCGTCAATACCCATCTGGGCAAAGCCGTCGGCGATCTGGGATGCGCTGTAGATACCGGAGTCGGCCAGGTTGATGAGGGTGTGCTGCATCGCCACCGCGTTCTCTGACGCACCCTGCACGCTCAAGTCGATCTTGTTCATGCTGGTCTGGAAGTCAACGGCTGCGCTGATGGCGTTCTTCTCGATGTCCACCAATCCAACGAAGGCCGCGCCCAGGATGACTGTGCCGCCTATGGCACCCTTCATCGTATCGGAGAGGGCCATGAACGACGCGCCGAGTTCCCCGAACAGTCCCCGCGCCCTTCCGACGTTGCCCATCATGGACCCGAAGGCCCCTCCGGTCAGGTCGTTGGCGATGAGGGAGATCGCTATTTCCATGCTACCCATTACTCGGTCTCCCTGTCTAGGAACCAGTCGCCTTCCTCGTCGGAGCCGATGGTCTCGTCTGTGGTCATGCCGTAGTCGCTGCTGCTGCCACGGGTTGCTTCTTTGTTATCTTGCAGGTGTTTATAAGAGACCTCCTCGAAGTAGATGGAGAGGAGTTGGGCCTCAGAGAAGGGGATGTCGCAGATTTCTTGAGGAGTCCACCCGAACTGCTCGTAGCACGAGAGGCGGAAGGCGAAAGAGCCGGGGGGAATCTCCGGCTTCCTGACCTTGCTGTCTCTTAGGCTTCGTCGGACTCCGGCACGAAAGGGGCCAGGGCCTCGGTACCGTCGGACTCGATCTTGGCGATAAGCTCGGCAAGCTGCTCCACGCCGCCCAGCATGAGACGGATGTTCTCAAGGGTCACCGGGAACTTCTCGCCCGTGGTGCGGTCGATGAAGGGCCAGTCCAGGATGCAGTGCAGTAGAAGCTGCTCGACCAGGATCGACTCATCCAGGCCGTCTATGACGACCCGGCCATCCGAGGTGACTGTCTTCTTGAGGGCCATCGACTGTGCCGCACTCTTGTCGGCCAGGGTCATGCCACGCTTGAGGGTTATGGGGACTTCCCGCCCGCGAATCTTGACGCCGACAACAATGCCGGGGTCTGCCGCAAGGGCGAAGAAGTCATCTGCGTAAAACTGCTGAGACATGGTTTTCTCCTCCATAGCACGCAAAAAGGCCAGCAACCCGGTTGCCCGGATTCACTGGCCTGATGGTAGCGCGCGTCCTTTAGACTGTGTAAGCGATAACCTCGTTCACGACTGTGGCCGTGAAGAGCGAGTTCTTGGTGGCACCGGGCATGGCCGTGAACTTGGCCTTGACCAGCACTGATTCCTTGCTCGTGTCCCAGTCCATCTCGTCGTAGACGATGACCGGCACGTTGATGATGAGCGACTCAACGATGATGCCGCCGAGGTTCTGTGCATCGACCTCGAAGTTCAGAGCGTGGTTGGCCTCAGCGTCGAACGCATCGGTCAGGGTCGCGTCATCGAATCGGGCGGTGAATGTGCCCTTGGCTGTGCGTGCTCCGAAGTCTGCCTTCAGGAAGCCACGGTTGCCGCGAGCCGAGAAGAACAGGGTGATCTTCTGGTCGAACTCCATCTCGAAGTCTTCGATGATCGAGCTAGCCACGGTGTCGAGCTTGATGGTCGGCATGTAACCGGCCAGGGCTGCGACGTTGGTCGAGTAGGTCGGGACCATAGCCGTGAACGCGCCACCGGAAATCTTGACGCCGTACTGTGACTCGAAGCTGGCATCGTACTCCAGCACCTTGCCGTCAGCCGCGAACTTGATCTTGAGCTTCGAGCAGACTGCGTAGGCGAACGAGTAACCCGCTGCGTCGTAGCCCTTGAAGAGCGTCAACGACGGGGGGATGTCGGCGAGGACCATCGCGTGCGAGTAGGCCGTCGGGGCTGTGCCGACCGAAGGCTGCGTGCTGGTGATGCCGCCCATGAAGGCCAGGAGCGGGTAGACGAACGTGTCCAGGTAGATCGAACCCGACATCTCGCCGGTCGCGCTGCGGACGGTGCCGGTGCGGTTGTTGTTGTCGTCGCGCGTGCCCCGCTCTTCGCTGAGGTACACGTACTTCGTCTTGTTCTGGAACTTGGACTTGGTTGGGATGTACTTGGTCGGCGTCGAAATCGCTGTGCCCGAAACTGCTTCGCGCGCTGCGCCCGTCCAAGAGAGTTGAGTGAGAGCCATCGAATACTCCTAAGAGGTTGGTATGGCGAACTCTTTCCAGACCACCACCGTCGAGATGACGGCTAGGAGAGTCTGGCCACCGTGGGTGACTTCCTTGATGTCCACGCTCTTGAGATCGAGCATGGTAACTGAGTTCGACAGGCGGATATTAGCATAGCTCCCAAGAACGGTGAGCCACGCGGGCATGACGGTGTAACAGCGTGTCAGGCTCTCTTGGAGCCGATTGCGCCGAAAACAGTGGATGATGTCGAAGGTGAGGTGTAGGTCTAGCCGACCGTTTGTACCGCTCACCACATCTATGTGTTTGCAGGGGTACATCACCGAGTTGTCTTCGGGTGCGCCGTCGGGGACGCTTGGGTAGGACCGGCCAATGCCAGCGATCTGGTTAGTCACCGCGATTAGCTGGGTCGTGATCGGCGTGATGAGCGAGTCTGATTGTGCGACCATTATATCTCCAGCGTCTCTGTGCCAGCGATGGCTGCACCGGTCATGTTGCTGATTGCCTGGTCAACAACCTTGTTGGCCCAAGCCTCGATGGCCCCTCGGTCATCAGTGGCTACGCGGGCGAACATCTCGTGCGGGCCGTTGGTGTAGGTGGACGCTCCTAGAGCGCCGCCTTCCTGGTACTGGCCGTAGGGGCGACCCCATTCAGAGGTCTGGGCGTCAGTATGCGCGTACCACGTAACCAGCAGTGAACCGTTTCCGAGCTTGGAGTCTTCATCCTCTCGGAGCGCTCCGGTCAGCCAGGGGGTTCTCTCTCGTATGTGGGATATGACCTCGGATGCAATTTCGGGCGCGGCGTCGTGGAGGGCCTTCATGGCCTCCGCACCGTCGAGCTTGCTGAAATCAGGGATGCTGATGATTGCGCCGAAGTCTTGCATCTACTTGCCCCTGAACACTCGCGGACGGTACTTGTTGAGGATCGCACACACGTCGGTCGGGATGTCTTGGTTGAACAATTGAAGACCAAACTGGTTGTTACCGATGGTGTTCTGGTAGTTCGCGTCAAGCTGCTTCATGAAGTGGATGGCGATGCGGATGCAGGCTCTCTGGATGTCGGCGGGTATCAGGGCGGCGTAGCCGTACACCCCAGCGACCAGCACGTTGCGCTTGCCGAGGGGGAATGTACCGTTCTCGCGGTCGATGATGAAGCCGAAGGGCAATCCCACCGGGCCGAGGAAGCAGTCGCCTGTGATGTCCACCGGGGCGTTGGTGGTGCGGACGATGCTACCGCCTGAGTCAGTGGCGATGTTGTAGGTCTGGGTCTTGACTGAGGACAGCGTGAGCAGCCGGTCGATAAGTATCTGCTGGTTGCCATTGCCGTCGAAGGTGCGGGTGGTGGGGGCTGCGACCGTACCATCTGTCTGGAAGGTGATTCCCAGGTAGCTGTCGATCACACCCTGTGCCTGGGAGATGAATGACTGAATCAAGTCGTCGTTGACGGTCGTGGTCGAATCCATCGCGGCCTTGACCTGATCGACCGAGCAGTACGCCTTGTTTGTAAGTGCCATTCGATTCTCCCAGCGGGCAAAGGGGAGAGGATTAGTCTCCCCCGGTTACTACAGGACCGAAGCTGAAACAACCGTCAGAGCGCGAGGTGCGTTCAGGGGCTGGATGTCCAGGTCAGCAGTGACACCGAACTGGCGGCGACGACCGAAGTCGTAGACCGTCGGGTCAGCCATCACCTCTGGGCGGCGCTTCCAGGCAATCGCTGCTGCACGAGGTGCGAACAGGAGGGCCTTGCGGGTCGGGACCAGGGATGAAGCGCCTTCTGCGCCAGCGACCAGGTTGTTGGACTTGATGATGCGGCAGTTGTGCAGGACACCAACTTCACCGTGCAGCATCGTCTCAGGCGAACCGTAGCGCAAGTCGTTACGAACGTCTGCATCGACCAAGAGGTCGGCGTACTGCTGGGGGTTGATGAACAAGCGCCAGAAACCATCGGGGAAGGGGAAGTTGTTAGCGAACTCCAACTGCGCGACGGCAGCCAGGATCAGCTTCGAGGACATCGTGTCACCAGCGACGATGTTAGCCGTGGTGTGTGCGTTCGGGTAGACAGCCGAGAACTTCGTGGCCGTACCGGGAACGACGATGTTCCACAGTGCTGCGATGCCGCCCTCAAGGTAGAGGCTGAAGGCATACGCGAGGCGGTCAACGATAGCGCTCATGCCGTCGTACTTGATGCGGTCGAGGGCCTTGCGGCTGATTGCGACCGACGTGCCAACCTCAACCGGGACCAGCGCGACGTTCGTCGAAGCGGTCAGGGCTATCGGCACCATGTCCGTGCCCTCAGTCAGGGTCGCGGCTGCTGCGATGTCGGGGAGGGTCGGCACGTACACCGTGTCGCCGCTCGTACCGAGAAGGTCTGTCACCTCAACGACTGCCTGCTGGAGAACAGCGCGGCGACGAAGGTTGACTTCCAGGTCTGCTGCCCACACCTTGTTGATGATGGCGGCATGCTGGGCTGTGACCGAAACGGCCTTCTGGACCATCTGATCAATTTGCATGATTCTTATTCTCCGTAGATCAGACCATTGGCCAGAACAGCCTTGGTCAACGCCCACGCGAGGTCTTTTTCCTCGTCCGTGAACTGCTCGCCGCGCGCTGCCTTGGCTGCCAGGTAATCAACCGGGTTGGCCTCAATCTCGCTCTCGGCATTCACCAGGCCACCGACGCGGCCCGCGCCCTCTTCGCGCCCAACGGGTGCGCTCTCGGCGATCTCTTTGCTGACCGCTGCGCTGAACTCGGCCATCAGGCCCTTCATTGCTTCCAGGGTCACGTACTGCGGCTCGGCGGCGGCAACTGGTGCAACCGGCTCGACCACTGCTGGGACTTCAAGCTGCTTGGCAAGATATGCCTCAAGCAGGGCGTCCAACTTCTCGGACATGGATTGCTCCTCCTAAAGGGGCTAGTTGGCGGCGGTGATTATAGCTGTGGGGTTCACCGGAAACGCCGAGATTGTGGACTCCCGCCACGGGTCGATTTTTGTAAAGCGCATCCCGCCGCCTGGGAGTTTCACAGCGGTTCGGACTATGCCCACCCAGGAGAAGCCTCGGACGTTGCCTTTAGCAACCTGGGATGAAGCCAGGGGATCGTCGATCACGCCGCGCCCGTAGACGCCCGTGCCCGACTGGGGGAAGAATGAGAAGTCAGCGGGATCGGTGGGGTGTGAACCCGATTCGATGATCTGACCGTCTCGAACGAGGGCGACTTGCTGCATGTGCCCGATTGGGTACCGCGTCAGGTTCTGCCCTGTGGGTTTGAGTTGGTGCTCAGAGGTCAGCGGTCCACCCATCGACATATAACCGCCGACTGCGCCTTTGAACGCTTCGGGGGGAACGATGTCTTTCTGAATGTCCTGGGCCTCGGTGCTGATCCAGCCTTCGATGTGGGTCGTGCCGTCGTCGTCGGTCCAGGCTTTCTGAATGGCCATAGACTTGGAAACGGGCAACTCCATCTCGATCTCAGGCAGGGCCTTGCTCACGACCTGTAGGCCGTAGATTTCTGCCCAGTCCTGGAGGAGGAGCTTGATGTCTTCTGCGTCGTGATCGGAACTGACTCCGAGCAGGGTCTCCAGGGTGTCGCCGTCGTCATCATGCTCTTCGATGTTGGCGGCGTAGCCTGGCTCGATGCCGATGTCGTTCTCTGGGCTGTTCTCGCCCTCAGCCTTCTTGGCCTCGGTGGCCGTGGCTGGGAGCTTGTCCATCAGGTTGTGCTTGCGGGCGAAGGCGAGAATCCGCGCTCGGACGGCGGAGGGGTCCGCTGCATGTCCGGCCAGGTTCCAGGCTGCCTTCAAGTGCTTGCCCGAAGTGTACATCGGGAAACTCTTGTCAGGGCCTGCGTAGGCGTCTGCCGACTCACGCTCCGCTGCCGTCATGCTCTTGGCGATGTACAGCAGGAGAGGGAGGTCAATTGCCATGCTGCATTTGGTCCTTTCGCGCTCCGACCTTCTGAGCGGCTTCCACAGGACCACGGGGTGCGGTGGGGGCTGCTGCCGAGGGGGGCATTGGCTTGGGGCCGGTCTTCGGGAGGTTCATCTTGAAGGACGAGCTACCGGAGGCGTCCGGGGTGGTGAATCGTTCGGGGGGCTGCATCATACGGAGCAGGGGCAGGCTGGTGATCGGGGTCATATCCGGCGGGGGCGTTGTGCTGCCGTCCGCGTTGACCACGGGCTGCTGCATCTGCATGACGATCTGTGCGATGCCGACCTGGGCCTGGAGAACCGCGAGGTTCAGGGCCGCAAGCTGTGCGTCGGAGAACTGCTCGATCTGGCTGATCGGGATACGTGCCGCGCCTGTGTTGACGTGTGGCTCGTCGCCGCCATCCATCGAGGGGAGGCCCTTACGGTTCCTGACCTGGTTGATGGAGATGATGCCCTCATCGAGGTACACCTTGTCGATCTGTGCCTGAAGTAGCTCATCCCGGCTGTCGATGTCCTCGTAGTATAGTTCGAGGTCGTTGAAGCCCAGGATGTGCTTGAGAAGTTGTGCGGAGGTCTTCCCGACGAACACGTCCAGCAGCGGCTCGATGGCGCGCTTCTTGAAGGTGTAGGAGAGGTTGAATCCGTTGGCCTTGCTGATGCTGTCCGCGTCGCCCATCTCATTGACGGTTACGCCAAGGATCGACAGGATATACATGCGGACGGAGGCAAGGAGCTTAGGCGCTTCCAGTTCGGAGAGCTTGTAGTTGAAGGGAATCCAGTTGGCCCCGCCCTTGGAGCCGGTCATGATGATGTTCTGCTCGTGCTGGGACTGGTTGCTGACCTGGTTGTTCCAGAGCGTGATCGCGGAGATGATCTCGTCTTCGGTGATGTCGCCGAGGTCCATGACGCCGAACGGGACGTTCGAGTCAGTGAAGCGACCGCCGATGAAGGAAAGCATCAACTGCTCGATGATCCCGGCTGCAAATAGCTGGGCGACGCGGGATGCCGGGTAGCGGGACTCAGAGCGGGGGTCTAGCTGGTAGAAGACCACTTCGTCGGGCATGAAGGTGTGGACCCCATCGCGCCCGATCAGCGGCTTGCCGAACTGGTCAAGCTGGTCATAGCCCAGGACGAATCCGTGGCTGTCGTAGTCGATCCTAACGTTCGCACCGTCGAGGACGTGGAGGTTGGCAACCTTGGTGGTATCCCCCGGCTCAATCTCGACTGCGGCGTAGCCCAGGATGATGAGGTCTCGGAGCAGCTTGCGGCGGAACTCTCGCTCGTCGTCCTGTGGGTTCGGACGCTCTAGGAGGTCGTTCACGAAGCGGG